CTGGTCCGGGATGTCCAGGTAACACCATCCGGGCTGGTCATAACCCGATTGCCGGTCCCGGACCACGCGACTGCGGCGAATAAGCCAAGTTCCGGGCTCCATGCAATGGCTGTCCAGTAATTATCCGTCGCACTGGTCCGGGATGTCCAGGTAACACCATCCGGGCTGGTCATAACCCGATTGCCGGTCCCGCTTGCCGCGACTGCGGCGAATAAGCCAAGTTCCGGGCTCCATGCAATGCCCCTCCAGTTATTATCCGCCGCACTAGTCCGGGATGTCCAGGTAACACCGTCCGGGCTGGTCATAACCCGATTGCCGGTCCCGGAATTGGCGACCGCAGCGAATAACTTAAGTTCTGGGCTCCATGCAATGGCTGCCCAGTTATTATCCGCCGCACTGGCCTGGCCTGTCCAGGCATCTGAAACGTTTGATAGAACCGCATACCCAGATGCGTCCCCATTATCCCAATCCCCATTGATACTGATAACTCTTTTCATTATAGCAATGGCGCCAGACGTTCTGCCTGTTATTATTGAATCAATGGCGATGTTCCCTCTGCCATGGTTAAAATTGAGAATGTCGTTAAGACCCACCTTCGACCACCCGGTAGTGGTTGACTTGTACATTTCAGCCTTAGTACCATCGGAATTGTTTCTAAAAGCATAGGTAATTCCGTTATACATCCACACACCAAGAATGTTTCCAGACCCAGGGACAGCCGAAATATAAGTTCTGGCATGTGCAATGGCGGCTCTCAGGTAAGTGGTATCCAGAGTTGTGGTGAGCGCCCCACGTTCGGACGCGGTCCCGTTTGCGACACAGGTAGCAGCAGCCGACACGTTTAAGTCTTCGTTGTCCTCAAATATCCCTGATACCGCCCGAAGGACAAGATAGCCGGCGGCATCGTTCGTTGCATAGGCGCCAGACTCAAGGACGCCGTCAATAACCGCAATCCCGGTTGCCCCACTGGTATTGCCCGTAACCGTATCTCCGGCAGATACCTCGGTCGTTCCGGCATCAAAATATAATATCCAGTAAGATGTATCGGCTGGGCTTGGGTGCCCGTCGAACCGCTCATAACCAAGAATGCGGCGGTATCTTCCCCCCGGATCGCACTCAAAGTTCTGAGACACAACAAGGCTGCCGGGGTTTCTGGAATAAAGCGGAGTTATCAGGTCTTCCCCGCCTTGTAATGGAAAATACTCTATGCGTCTTGTGTATTTCACTATTCAGTCCTTATAACCATGTCAGAGTCGTGAGCATGGCCGCGACCGTACTCTTCCCTCCCAGGAAGTTCGGCTGCTTCCAGTTGCTTTAAAAGACTGTCAAATTCATTGGTTGCGAGTTCAAACACGTTCGGCAACTCTTCGTGTTCGGCGTAGTAAATCTTTGCCCGGGCGATTATGATCCGCTCGAACCTGGCAGGAATATCCGACGTATCAACATTGGTCGTCATTCTGGTTCCCGACTTCCAATAATCAGCGGTCAACATATAGGCTGCGTCTGGAATCGGCTCTAAATACACGTTATGGTTTGGGGCTAAAAGAAAAGATGAAGATTTGGAGTTTGTGTGAGACCCTGGCAGAAATGCCTGACGCCATGTCAGGTACGGAATTTCGCTCAACTTAATATAACCATCAGAAAGATAATCGAGATAAAACGAATCTTTATCCCACACACCGAGATCTGAAGGGGCGCTATATTCACGTGTGCCAACCACCGTTGTAGTACTGTACTGGCTCCACAAGAAATTCCAGTCAAAATAAAGGGACTGAACATATTCATCAGCGTCCGCAATCCAGTCCACGAACTTGCGCGACATCCCTATCTGATCTGATACTGTCGAGATCGACGTTCCAACGCCAAGGTCTCTTGTAATCTTCTGGCATAATTGAAGATATGTGCTCATTTCACCCCGCATGGAACCAGAGTTGTCGCGTTCGGCCGGCTTACCTCAAGATTTACCGGAAAAGAATGCGATAATTGGACAACTAAATATGGTAGGGCGAGAACCGTCCAAACCATCTAAACGCTCAGGGAGAGGCGGCGTTGTAATGCCCCTCGTTGAACTGAGAAGCCCCTGAATTTATTCAGGGGAGCGTTCACTTTCGAGGACGCCTGGACGTCTCCGGGTTAACCGCGGGCTTCTCTGGCCCGACTAAATCCCCAACGCTATTAAAATAGTTTCCATCCTGTTCAAACTTTGCGCCTGGCTTGGGAGACTTACCCAAAATCTCTCCAAACGGTCTTTTTTTGTCTAGTTTCATAATAAATTGAGCGAGAAATTGCTCATCCTCCTTTTATAAAAGATTTTGCTTAACGAATAGACTATCGTAGCAACAGTTTCTATCTGTTAGTTACAAGCCGCCTGCTTTAGCTGACGGTAGTTTACCCGAAAGCATTCTCCACTTCCTTGCGCCACTCTCGGTTTCGAACAGTTAGTATATTGGAAGGCTCACCGGTTTTCCCATACATAGGGGAAACCGAAAAACCCTTTTTAATATCCTGTTTGGTGAATTCCGGGTCGTGCATTTTTTTGGCGTCCGGCACCGGAGGCTTAGCAGAAAAGTAGGCCACGTTTTAACCTCCTTTTAGAGCTACGGGAGGCCCCCCCCCGTAGCGGTTTGGTGTTCACTTAATTTTATAGCTCTTGCCGTCTCTCTTGACGGTCTCCCCGGTCTTCTTAGGCACCTGATTAGGTCCATGACGCTCCAGATCCGGGTCAACCTTGGAAATATCGATCTTTTCGGACAAGCCTTCTTTTAATGCGTCCATATTAACGCTCCTTTTCCAATTGTTGTAGATGGTTACGATTGTATCCGTTCTCTAAAATTTATCCATTTAAGACCACTTCTTAAATAGTATTTGGTTCCTGCTTCACGTTATGCGCTATTCGTCACCTGTTAGACAATAGGTCTCCTGATAAGTGATACTCGCCTGGCCAATGGCAGAATTCTCGTTTGCAGCCGTTGTGGTCGATTTAGCAACCAGCACGACATACCCGTCCGCCGCAATCTTGGAATCCAAATCAGCAGGCATCGTAACGATGCCATTTGCGGCCGTGCCGGTAATAACCAGGCTACCCACCTTGACATCGCCGTTGTTGACATCGACGTTGTGAACTTCGATCTCCAGGCTACTGCCGGAATCGGTCCGGGGGGTCTTCACCTGATACGACAACTTCTTCAGGGTGATCGCCCGGCCGGGATTCCACGGGTCGCAGGTGAGACTATTTTCTAGCGCGGTGCTCGTGCCCGCTATGGGAGTAAGTAATAACGTCGAAGCATCGTTACCGGTGAACCGATGTTGATGGATAACGCTATATTTCGGGTTTGCGTAACTCATAAGTTATATCTCCTTTCATTGTATTATGCAGCAGAATCCCACATGATAATGCGAGCCTGAGTTGCGTCAGTATGAACCAGACCGTATCCCAAAAGCGCGTACCATGCGATGCCCTTGTCTCGCCCAAAATCGCCGGGCAATTTTCCACGAATTTCCTCGGGAACCGCGACAGCCTCTGCTACGGTGTCCTCGCCCATGAAAAATGCCCAGTCAGACATGGCGTTTGTCCAAGGCGCATCCGCTGTGGATCCGATCCCAGCCAAGATATTCGTCTGTTCAACGAACCGACAGCCTTCGTATCGGCCAATCTCCCCACGGAGAATCTGGCCGAACCCGGTCTCAACGTACTGCTTGATAGTCTCCAAGTCGTTCTTAAACGTTCTGTAAGTGGACGGCCGGGCGATGGCGTAGTAATCCTCTTCCATGTAGGGCGGAATATTCCGCTCTTTCATGGTGTCGATAATCACCTTAATGTGATTCTTCCCCATCGCAACGTTGTTCGTTATGGTAGTAGCGCCGTTCTCAGTCATGACAAGGGAGTCAAGACTGGCACCGTTGTCCGCCGGTACAACTCGTAACGGAGTCTGCTTAAACTGATCGTGTGCAGCGGTGTCAAGAGCCTTTTTACAGTCGTTCTTCAAAACCTTGTGAATCAGCTCTTTCACGGGATGTTCAGAAAGCTCATCGAGTATCCCGGTGTAAGGTACGGAGTTCCCATATTCCGTAATGGTAAGAGTCCCTGGAGTGATGGTGAACTGCGTTTCAGGCATAACGCTGGTTTCCGCCAGGTTTTTACCCTGCGTCTCAACGTCCGAATAAACGTTCCAGTGAAATATAGCACCCTTGTGCCGCTTGCTCTGCTCAGGGTCTTTGACATCGCAAAACTGCAATCTGTTGCTTTCGGCCCCGCCTGTCATCCGGCGGACAGGCTAAAGCCTACTGACCTCTACTGAGGCGGGGTTTCTTTTCGTAATCCCTCTTACGGTCGCCCGTAAGTTCAGACTATATCATCAAACTCAAATACTGAGTTTGCTCTGCGTGTAGTCGTTGGGGGGTCAAAATATCATATTCGACTTCCCTGCGGATTGACTGCAATATCACATTTTTACGCTTTGGTAGTGATATATACTCAGTTCGTTCCCGCATATAGCAAAGTTTTAATTCCGCCTATCTTAACGGAATCTCAGACCCGGCTGAACCGCGGTCCGCAGCTCAGCGCTTAGATTGTCGGAGTACATATAACCCCCGAGATTATTAACTGACCACAATTGTCCCATATCTTACATCCTCCTATTTTATGTGTTTATACGGGTTGTCCCCGTGACTCCCGCATCTCTCTCAGGACATCTTCCCTCGTTTTCGGCTTTACGTCTTTGCCTATCACCGCCCGTCCGCTTGCTGGGGTGGGGGGGCGCCTTATGGAAGGCTTTGGTTTGACCTGCTTGTTCGTCGATCTCCAGTTGGAAATACGCTTTGCGGCTTTGTCAATGATTTCCCATGGGGTAGCTGAGGGCATTTCGGCCATGACAGTCACGGTCTCGGCGTCTACCAGGTTGAACAGGTAGCGGTCGTCATGTAAATTTTTGTATTCCTTTTTAAAACGCTCCTGAGCATCCTCAAGCTCCTTGGCTTTGGTGATCTCATTTACTTTATCGTTTACCATTTTCCCAACAGCATTCAGGTCGATATCCTGCTTTGGCTGGGACCCTGAAAAAGCCTCTCCCAGAATCTGCGCAGCCGTATCCTCATCTGCATCCAAAAGAGCGTCAACCAGCTTCTTGGCCTTTTCTTTGTGCTCGTCCGGGGATAGCGCACCCTTGGCTTTGTCTGTATCAGCTGCTTTCATCCGCCGTAAAAATTCCTGTTCTCTTCGCGAAAGGGTGGTCGCCCTCTGCTCCAACACATGCATCATTTCGGATGCCTGCTGGAGCCGCCGGTCGCCCGCGGCACCTTTCTGATGGGCTCGCATGACGGAGTCGATTGTCTCCTCTATCTCTTCGCCGTCAATTTTCAGTTTCACCCTGCCGTCCGCAGGGATTTCATACATCCGGCCGTCGGTCCCAACGATGCTGACTGTATTTTTTGACGCTCGCGATTCCTCTTTGTCTTCCTGATCACCGATGTCAGAGGCATCTTCTTCCTCCTTTATCTCTTCCTCCTCGACATCTTCTTCAGCGCTCATTTCTTCTTCGGCAAGGGCCTTTTCGTCGGGTTCACGACCACTTTCTTTTGCCTTTTCGTCGGATTCACGACCACTTTCTTTTGTCTTTTCGTCGGGTTCACGACCACTTTCTTTTGTCTTTTCGTCCGCTCGCTGCTTAATAATATCAGCCATCATCTGATCCCTTCGAGAAACGCCTTGTTGGGTAGCTTCTTTGCCAACCATAAAAAATCTCCTTTTTCACTATGTTGTCTTTGTTTCTTCAATCGAGAACTTGGCAACCTCGCCCTGCTCAATTATCTCTTCAATCCATCTGATTGCCAGCCGGGGGACCGCCGCCTCCAACTGCAACGCCCGGATAGTGACCGGATCAGCCGGGTCGACAACGGCCAGCTTCCGCAAGGCCTCCATTTCGTCCTCTACGGCCTTCTGGTGCAATATTTGACCGGCGTTCGACCTCCTAAAGGTCTCCATATCAGCACCGGCATTTGCGCTTTTGATGAGCGTTTTATATTCTTCCTGTTCTTCGGTCAAATCCCCTGTCTCCCCGTTTTTTCTTTAAACGAGAGTTCTTCCTCTCTTCTCTCAATTTCCGCCACTCTTGTTAGATTTGCCAGGCCAGCGACCTTCCCAGACAGCTTTATTTTCTCTCTTTCAATGCCTAATTTAGCATAAAGCGCTTCGAGCGTAATTTTTTCTTCAATCGCCAGCTTAGCCATTGCAATTTCCCTGTCTATCGCCAGCTTAGCCTCGTCGTATTTCGTCTTAACAGACAAATCCATCTCCTGTAACTTCAACTTAGCCTCGTCATTTTTCGCCTTAACAGACAAATCCATCTCCTGTAATTCCAGCTTTTTCTGTTCGATCTGCATCTCGGCGTTTGTCCCGTCGGGAGGCGCAAAATCCGCGTAAAAACGGCCGGCGCCCCTATATCCAAATGCACCGAAAACCTCATTTGCCACAGCCTCAACATTCAGCTTTGAAGAGGTCCACGGCGCCAGAGTACCAATAGCCTGGATTGCCTGCGTTATTTTACCCACCCGCTGTGTCGGGTTCAGGGAACCAAATCCAACGGAAACCCGCACATCAACCGGGTGAGGTTCCTCAAACGGGACATCCATCACCATGTCTTCCTCGGTTGTGCTTTTAGCGGGGTTTTGCGCGTCGTCGGCAGTCCTTTTCTCAACGCTTTGCCTTGCCAGATTTACCAACATCTCATTATCTTCGTGCAGCTGCTCGATTGTAACCAACTGCCTGATTACCGGTTCAACCCAAGTCTCGACAAACGTGCGAATCAGATACTCAGATTCGCGGTTCGCAAATTCAGACATAAGCTGCATTCCACCAACGGTTTCGCTGAGCGTTCGGTTTGTCTGGACCGAGCCATTTGAAAACACGCCGGAAAGATCATCGAAATCAGCGTCCAGCCGGGTCTGCTCGTTATATGAAGAGCTTGTCACATCCCGAGTGTCCTCTTCACGAATGCCATCCAAGCTGATATTGTCACCGACAATAATTCCACCGGAAACAGATCGTTTAAGCGCCGTCAGATCAATGCCGGACTTGCGCTGAACATACTTGCGTTTATTAAGCGCAAGCTTGACATTGTCCATCCTGGTGTTGACTATGTCGTTGGTCTCGGCTTGCAACTCCTGGCTTAGCTCTATAACTCCCGACGGGATGGACCTGTGCGCCTCTATCACAGCAATGCCTTGCACATACGGCCTGCCATGTGCATACACCTTTTCAATTGGAACCGGGTCGGACAACAGAAACTTAGACCCAAGTGTGTAATATATCTGGTCGCCGCCATTGCGCCGCATAATTATCTCGCGAACCCATACAATCTCAAAATCCTTGACTCCATGGTCCGACTCGGTATCCTTGCCTTTCTCCCGGGCCCTTTTGATTATATCGTCAGACTGATCATCCTGACCATAGGCGTAAATCTGATCTTTTGAGAGTTTCTTCCACTCACTTTCCGGATCGTCCATCTTAGCGGCGACGTCCATTACCCTCATCGGCATTAACTCAATTAAATAAGGGCTGGCTCCAATTACATCAGTCCAATCGGAGGCAGGGTCAAATCGGAAATTTTCAATTTCCACCAATCGGATTCGCGGCTCCGCCTTAACTTTTTCCACCCGGTCGACCATTAACGGCTGCCCGGCCTTATCAAAAACCTCTTCTCCATCAGACAACGTCACCGGGTCTTGCCCGGACACCCTGGTTTCCTCGTCCCACCATTGCTTTGAGAACACACACCCGTAAATCTGAGCCTCTTGAAACGCTCCGACAGAGATCGGGAACCACAAAATTGTCTTATTGAGACGATAGTTTATGATATAATGCCAGAACATCGCATCGCGGACAGCCCTCTTGTCATTTTCGTTTTCCGCCGACAAGACAACCACATCACTGGCAGAAAACAGCGCAGAAGCGAAAGCGCTCTCGTTCTTACGGATTGCGGTCCGGGTTTTTGGCCGGAAAAAACGCGATCTTGTCTTGTATGCGTCTGATATATATTTGCTTCCCGGAGGGTGTTTGCTTTGAAAATTTGATACATTACGAGCCCATTGACCACGATAATTTGTGTTAAGAAAATCCGTTGATCCGTCATAAGCCGCATTAGCGACGGCTAACCAATCTACCAACTCGCGGTCTGTATCCGTGTACCCAGCGTCTCCGCCTTCGAGATGTGCTTTGTCTTCCACTTAATCCAGCCTCTTCACGTTTCCACGGCTATCTTTTACCAGCTCATCAACCATGCCAACAACCATCTTACTCCTGGGCACTCCAAACCGCTCCAGAAGACCACCGGCCCATCGCCTTATCTCCTTACCGTCATTATCGAGCTGAGAGACGTACAAGCGAAACCCGTAATCCGGGCAAAACGTTTCGTTGACACATGTCACCATTCCATTACGAACCTCTATAATCCACCGGTATCCGGGGTATTCGGACATAATATAACCAACCAGCTCTTTTGCGTAATGTACATCTTCAATCGTCGGGCCGTAGATCGGCAGATATCCAAATGTCCGAATGGCCCTTACATACTCCGCTTCCCTGGCCAGATTATCGCGCACATCCAGGCAGGTAAGAATTTCATCAGACATTAATATGCCTCCTCATATTCCGGCATAGCGTCAGCCTGGGACATTATCGGCGCCGATGAATACGGAATCATACTCATCATCAACGCATCGGCCATGTTCGGTGATGACAGCTTTAAAAGCCGCTTCATCTGATCTTTATCCATGATCTGTATCAGGCCATTGCTATTATATTTCCGAGGGATACTGCATACCTCCGATCTTAGCTGTTGTAAATCTTTAATTTTGGAAGAGAAACTGATAATTGTATCGGGGTCTTTATACTTGTTTTTAACCACCGCCTGATATGTTGATAACACTCGATCCCGGAGCGCCCAGTAATACTGAGCCCGCTTGTTCTTAAATGTGTTTGCGTTAGAAATCAGGTGATCCTTCTGTTGTAACGCCGGGTTTTCGTATAACTGGTCTGGAAAATCAACTGAGTTAGAGCCTTTAAATATTATTGGCTCGATTTTTTTGCCTGCCAAAGACTGTCTTACCTGCCTGGCCAGAGACGCGCCAAGACCATCGCAATCCCACACAAACGCATCGGCCCGATGGTTTATGGCGGCATCCAATGCCCAGTCACAACCCTCGTTGGCGTCGCCTATTTTTCGGGTTTGGACATCTAAAACAAGGCCGCCGTGTCTAACAGCGAAAGCTTTATCATCAGCCCCCAGGTCAGACGGATCGTGCGCCACGATAATAGCCCCCCTGGGCTTCCACCCAAGTGCGAGGTGAGCGTCCACACAGGCATCAAACCATTCCGCCTTAATTATACTATCCTCAACATAGTCAGAAAACGCACCTTCCCAGATATGATCGTACAGCGCCCGGTCCAGATTATGAAAATCCCGACGGCGGTCAGTCTCAAGTACTGCTGGAAACCATGGATTATCATCATGATTGATGAATACGATGATGTGATCGGCGTCCTCATAGCACCCATCCCGTTTCAACTCCTTGAGAAACGGAACAATAAACCGCTGGGAAAACGGATCGTTACTGTTCCTCGGGTTGCCCGAGAACCACAGCTCCGAGTCCGTCTCGCGGACAGTGGGGACGAGTATCTCGATGGACTCTTTTGACAGAAACTGAGCTTCTTCAACCCAAAAATATTTAAATCCATACATGGACTTGATTGCATCAATAGACCTGGCTAACCCCTTAAACCGAAACCCTCCCCCGCTTTCATGATCAATCGAAGTCTTACTGATATCAAACCCCGGGGCGCCGATACGCTTGATCTCGGTCTTGAGCAACACATAAACTGACTCTTCAATAGAATTTTGGAATTCCCGGAAACAACCTATCTTGGCCGCCTCAGTACAAGCTTTTAGTAAAAAAATATCGGCAAAAGATGTCGACTTAGCAGACCCACGACCACCAATGGCAACCTTGAACCGCTTCTTTTTCTCAAGTAGCGGCCTGATCTTTTTCGGAAGCTCCATGTTGATCTGCATCTTCGGGTATTATCCTTTTCACGTCTTTGAATTTTACAGTCCACTCCAACCGAATAGGATCACCGTCCGGCCCGGATATCTGACTCTTAATATCCTGATTGTCCTTCCAGCCTCCACCGGCACCATTGTTTTTCAACCAAAAAATAGCGCCGGTACAGCCGTTCGTGAATAGCCTTTGCTCCCAGACTCCCTCTATCCTGGACCGTGCTTCTTTTACCGTGGCGTGAAACTCCTCACGGTCTCTATAGGCCAACAGCGTCCCACGGTCCATCCCAAGGGCAATTGCCAGCCCGCACATCCCAGGGATTTCTTTATCCTCTTTACATTTTTTAAAATAGCTATTAATAATTTTTTGCATTTGTTCCGGAGTTTCATAAAATTTCTTCCGACCGCGACCGGCTTTCTTTTTCGGTGGCGCTATTTTCTTTTTAGGCTTAACGCTCATGTAAAAACCTCTTTATTTTCGGACCAGTGACGAATAAAAAAAGCCGTTTACCCGGACAATATCCAAGGTTACGGCTTCAAACTATATCCAATCGGTTATCAGCACAAGACTATTATATTTATTTGTTTAAAAAACAAACAAAAGATATTATTGCAAAATTGACGAGCCAAAACAACACGACCTGATAACCTTTTCCTTCGAGCCGCAGTTGGGACAAAGTTTGTATTCCACGCCAATATCCTCCGTTTCGATGCAAGTCGCGCTAGTGATAAGTTTGGCTCCACACTGCCGACAATATTGCCAATGCTGTAGCGGCCGGCCTGAGTAATCCTTGTGTTCCTCAGCTATACACTTGTCCGGCGAAATGCACGCCGCCGTCCCGCACTTACTGCACGTCAAACAAAGTTTTTTCACGGTTCCATTCTCCTGTAATTTTGTAATTATTGGTGATAACTGTAAGACAAGACGTGTCTATTATCAACGAAATCGCCGGTTCAATCGGGCCGGAAAATCAATCCTTGAAAATAGTTACCGCACGATCCACGGTGCAATCAGCTTACGGAATCTTTTTGCTTTTTTTTGAGCCCTTTTTTTTATTTGAGCCCTTTTTTTTAGAGGTTTTAGAAATCTTTGCCTTGCTTTCCCTTGCTTTATCAAGGGCCGCCGCAATTGCCATCTCCCGACGCTTTGCATCTGACTTACCGGGTGCAAACGTCGAGGACTTCACCATTTCTTTAATGTTTTTACTGACAGTAGCCTTACTTTTACCTTCGTGAAGTGGACTCAATTTTTAGCCTCCTTTTAGCCTGGGATAAAAAACCCATTCACTTTTTTTCCGTCCCATCTTTTTCATAAACGTAACCCAACCCGCTTTTTCATCCGAAAAAAACCGGGTGATCTTAGCTGATCCCCACTCGAATCCGTATTTTATTTCCCGATAATGCATGGCTATATCAGCCTTAAGCCTTATCTTAAACCATGCCCATATAGTTTACTAAAACATTCCTTGCCGCATCAAAGCCCTTACATATTTCAACTTGATATCCGGCCGCCCGGAGCCTGTCGATCATAGCTTTTTGCTCCCGCCGAACCGACCCACCCTTAACACGTTTCATCTCAATAAAAAGCCCGTGTTTACCGTTCCTAGGCAAAGCGAAAAAAATATCCGGCACGCCTGCCTTAACGCCCTCAGCCTTGAGTTTAGCGGCAACGGCTATATGCCGATGCCCACCCATGGGAATGGCGAAAAGCAGCGCGCTTACCATCGGAAGCCAACAATCAGCCCACTCGAAAAGGGCACATTGCTCCTCGTGCTCTGTAGGGTTTATATTAATCAAAATTTTTTTCCACTTTGGTGAATTCTGTGAGCATTTTACTATATTCACTCAATGGATCGGTCTGAGGCCAAAAATCGGTTTTACGAATTACCCCCTCAGCCTTCAGAATATTTTCATCATCGATCAACTGGGCAATATCGATCGAATGGACTATATCACCCAGATATCAAAAAATTATCGGTGGAACACTAAACAAATAACCCGCCGCGCATGGGCTTACTTACGCCCGACGAAATTGTCCAGGCTGCCAGAAGGCGCGGGCGAGTGTTGTTTTCACTTAGGACATAGAATCGTGCAGCCGTCAAGCGTTACGCCGCACCCTGTGTCTCCTTCGGTTGGACACTTGTCATTTTTATTCAAGACACCGTCTTTGTCGTCGTCTGCGTTCTCGTTCATTATCGCTACCGCCACTTCAATAGCAATCCTGATCGCATTAATGGCAATTTCCGGAAGTTTCATAACCGCTAGAGCAAGCGCCTTGTCGAATTTTTCCTGACCTGAACAGCCACCTTCGCACTCAGCTTCAACCTGCCGTACAATATCTAACACGGTAGGCCCGATGTCCGCGACGGTGTCGCTGATTGCTGTTTTCAAAAATTGAAACATAAATTCCCCGATGCTCATAAACCAACCTTTAATTTTTTCCCACATTTTTTTGCCTCCACTTTTTTAAAAGTTTTTTAATAAACGCTTTTATTTCCTCTATTTTCTGTTTGTCAAGTGATTTTTTCAAATACTATTCTTTTTGCCTCTGGAGACAACTCGGCACCGACGCCCCTTGAGCATTTTCTGCTTCGAGTTATTCCCTTATGCATATATATAATTATGTCTCATTATTTCACCCCATCGAAAGTCACCGCCATGCCAGCAACCAATGCTCCAATGATGGTGATGATAGCGATAATTTTGGTTGTAATAAACAGCGGCATGGAATCGGCGTCCGCCATGCCGAAAATTAGGGTTGTGAAAAAAAGCAATCCGAATACGTGTTTCATAATTTATTCCACCGTTAAAAGATTTTTAGGATCAGGTTCCCCAATCACGGCTGCAATGGCATCGGCATCACCGGGAACTTGTTTTTTTAAACGATAAAGCATCACTTCAGGGGATACTCCAATCCGTTTTGCCAACCAGCTAATTGACCGCTGGTTTATCTGGAGATACTCACTGATTTTTTCGGAATTTAATTTGATTGGCATATTTTACTCCTTAAAAATAAAAAAGGGCAGACCTGGAAAAATCCAAATCTGCCCTTGATTTGCCGGGTTTCCTCGGCGGTTCGGTGGCTTTTATGATGTGATAATATCATTAATTTTTATTAAGTCAAGAAAAAAAAATTAATTAAAACGCTAAAAAAAATGCTTGACAACCTCCAAACAATAAATTATACTGATCTTAAAGATAGGGGCATATCGCCCACCAAGTCACCGGCCTGAAAACAGGCCATTGAAAAGGAGGAAATTATGGAAATTATGAACCTGAATACAAACAGAGGGATTGCCGGCCGGAACAACTTTAAAGGAATTAACGACGTTATGTCGTTCGTCCCTTTTTTTCGCACCCACAACTGGTGCGACGGTCAGAACCACGAAGGGACGCGGGTTATTGTGCGGCTTCGTGACGGATCTGAGAAGGAATTGCAACAGGCCGGCACCGTCAGCGACGGCAATAATCATATTGCCGATATTGACACAACCGCCGACACCATCGGCGTTCAAATCGCTGGCCTTGATGCCACGGCCCTTGTTTTCATTTATGAAGAATGGGGGCAAAATGGGGAAGATGGATGGGAAGAATACCTGCCCATCCAGCCGGTAGACTGGACAAAGTTGCGCCGCAAGGTTGAAGACGCCTTGCGCAAATCCAGCGACAAGGCCGCACTATTCGGAATTGCTCAAACTCTGAGCGTAAAAATCCCGTTTACCGAATAATTTTATCCAGGCCCCGATCATGGCCATAAACTGACCAGCGCACCTTTTTTAGGCCAAAAAAACATGGGAAGATAGTGTCTCTCTCCGGGGTGCCAGTTTTCGGTACGCCGATTTTAGGGGTGCCAGTTTCTGGGATTCCGATTTCTGGGGTGCCGATCTCCGGGGTGCCGATCTCCGGAACTCCGATTTTAGGGATGCCAGACTCTTAGGCGCTAAAATAGACCAAGAGTGGATAAAAAAGCAAGCGACCTGCCCCCTGAGCGGAAGTTTTATAGCATGGAAAAAGGCTGATTCTGGCGCAATTGTCAAATTGCGGATTCCGTGGTTTGTACGCCGGACATTTAATTTATCAAACAGAAAATGCCGCTCAGAGGCGGCTATTGTTTTAGAAATAACTAAAAACGGAAAACCAATTACGGCTCGATGTGTATTGTTGAGCGTGTCAGGGATAAATACCTCATGCCGAAGATAAAACGATTTGTGGAGATATTGCGGATTATGTATGGATAGAATAGGTGGGGGTCGCAATCCCTTCTGAAGTCAGGCTTTTTGGAACAAATATTCGAGGTGGTATAATGGACGCCACCTCATGGGAAGAAGTCAGAGCCGTCCGCCGTCGGCTCGAAAACCGGATCCGGCTGGATTGCCTGGACCTGGAACGGCGCAAAGCTGATCCTGAAGAGATAAAAACCGCTCTTCAGGCGGCTTTGGAGTTTTGGAGGGGTGAAATTCAGGATATCGGATAACCCCAAGCGTATAAAACCGGCCCTTTCGGGCCACCTCAAGGCGCATTGACCCTAACTGGGTTAATGCGCCTTTTTTTAAAGGTGCGGGGTATGTCCGCGCAGGATGGTCAGGTTGCCAGCCGGATCGGTTTCAAAGCAGCATAGAGATTGCGGCATCTTGCCGTTCCATTGCCCCATACGCTCATTTTCAATCCATGTGAGGGTAGGTTAGACCAGCCGAGTAGAAAGAATGGTCCTGAACGATTTAAGGTAGTCTGAGAGGTATATCTGGTTTTTAATCCGAATTTGCATGGTTTCCCCCTTTTTTTTACTGTGAGTGCTTAATTACCCACCTTTTTGGCCACCTTGCCGTTCCATCGACCCATGTGTTTATCCCAACGGAGTTTTAGACAGGGCTAACCAAACACAAAAAACGGTCTTGAACCATATCTGATTTTTGATCTGGATTTGCATGGTTTTTACACCATGTCATCAACTCCGTTTTCGTCTAATCTTTACAAAGTCCATCTCTTTTTTATTTTTTAGGGTATTTTCTTAATAATTTCAATTCTTTAGCCTAAAATTTACCGTGTTTTTATAAAAACTTAATAATTTCAATATATTAGCAACTTTTATGACACTTCATGACACTTGAAGGGCATTTTCATTAAAATGCCCTTAGGGCTTTTTTCTGGGGCTAATATAAAAATGCCCTTCAAGTGTCATGAAGTGTCATGGATGGCATCAAGAATTATCCTTTATTCCTTAATTGCGGATAAATAATCCTGGTAGCCAAGGGCTTGGGCACGGGCGAGTTTGTCTTCAGCATAATGGGTAGTCATAAATCACACGGCAGGAAACTCCCTGCTTTAGCTGGGAGAGGAATGCCGTCCTTCTTTTTTAAAAGATTTTTCTTGACAAAAGCATTTAATGTGCATATTATATAAATACTTGGACGCTATATGCTATCCAGGTAGCGGCTCAGTCAATAGCCGTATCGTAGCGCACGATGATGCCAAAGCCCCTTATGAGGAATTGCGGCGGAGTGCAGTTACAAGCCGCCTGCTTTAGCTGGCGGTAGTTGACTTAAAAAGCTCCCCCTGTTGTAATTGCTTCATACAATACGGTGAAAAATACAGACATTCCCGCTTTTTATTATCGTCTCCACGGGTTTTATTGGTGCTCGTGTTGGCATATCCGCCATTTGATTGCCATACTTGAGCCTTCCAACCGTAATTTTCAATCAACTCTTGATATTCTTCATAGCCTGCCAGGACAATGCGATATGATGGAATGTTACCGCGCTCCTTACACCAGGCCATAACATCGGCAGCGATGGTTGATGAATCGTGACGATATAAAAACAAATCCCTATCCTTAACCCCGTATGGCGGATCAAAAAAAATACCGACATCACCAGCTTTGTCTTGCCATTTGCCACCACAAACACGAGTCCAGTCGCCGCACACTACCCGGGCATACCGTAACCGCTCTGATAATTGCCTGAATAATTTATAAATATTGGTATTGTACGGGTCGTGTACCCCCATCCCGCTGTCGCTGATGTGGGGGATATGCCCAATGGCGTGCACCCCCATCCCGCTGCTGCTGATGTGGGGGATCTGCCCAATGGCGTGCACCCCCATCCCGCTGTCGCTGATAGAGGGTATCGCGTTTAAACGCGTCAAGCCCGAACCGATCCAGCAGGACGCCGCCCAAACCCAATATCCAGCCAGCTTCGGATTACAATATTCGTCATTTTCTGCAAGATTTTTTAAAAGGGCTGGTTCTTCGGCAAGCAACCGCCGCCGCCGAGCGTTCAAATCGACATGATTCACGGGCCAGTCGCACCATTTCGCGACTTCATCCGGACATTGCTGTAAAGACCGCCAAACGTTCGCCAAAAATCCATCTTTATCACATATCGTCTCTATTGTTTCTGCCGGATTAAATCTTTCCCGCGCAAGAAGCACAGCGCCAGACCCGAAAAAAGGCTCGATGTAATGTTTTGGATTCCCAAGTGCTTTCCAAATTAGAGAGGCCATTCTTAATTTTCCTCCAAAATATGGGAACGGTGCTTTTAATTTAGCCATAAAATCCCTCCTCGTTGATATACAAGCCATCATCTTAATAATCCGGATCTCCGACCGCCGCAAAAGCAATTCCAGCCCGTTGAAATTCACCGTGACCGGCCCGGAAGGATCAAGACGCGCAACGTCATTTTTTTTGCTTCTTTTTCACCAAATTCTTCAGTGGTCTGTCCGGCTTTCGTGATGGCGGCCGTAATTTTTGAAGAGTCAAAATCATCCACCCGACCATTTCTTTTTTTAATATGATTGAACATATTTTTCCTCTAAAATTAATTCGATTCCCATCCACATACGCTCCTTGCCGCTGCGATACTGATTAAATCCCTTGGCGATTAAAAGCTGCGTGAATTTTTTCCGTCCTATCGGATATTTTTCTCCATTAGCATTACACCAAGATATATATGCGGCCCATAATTCAGAATTTTTAACATAAGCGGTTTCTTGTAGAATTATCATGTCTTGCATGAAGTCGGCTAGCGGATCCATTTTCTGTTTATATTCATTTGTAGCCTGTTTCACGACGTCCGGCGGCCTTAAGCCTTCTTTTTGCCAGGCAAGACACCCCTGCACCAGCCAAGACAGGACGGCGGGTCCTGTTTTTTTTATATTGCACAAAATATTTTTAAGGTGTATATCTCTTTTCTGTTCAGATATTTGTTGATCAAAAGGAATTTGCAGGATACGCCGCCAGATCGCCCCATCGATCCCGGTGATTCGCGGTTGATTATTTGCCGCCAACCATAATTTTAGCTGCGGCACAAATTCAAAAAATTCTTTATGTAGAAACCGGGCTGCAATAACATCACCACCGGTGAGTTGATTAACCAGACCCTCCGCCAGTTTTTTACCCTCCTCAACTTCAATGCCGATTACCAGTCTTTTTCCCACCAGCCTGGCTATGTCGTTTTTTGCTCCACCAGTCTGGCTCTTTTGCAAAAAAGCCTCAAAATCAGCGAAGGCTGCGTAGTCTCCCAGGGCAGCTGCGATAGCCCGTAAAAAAGTGGATTTGCCTGTAGCCGGTGGGCCATACATAAACGCCATTTTTTCTTCGCTTATATCGCCCGTAATGCTGTATCCGGAAAAGCGCTGCACAAAGGACCGCACATCTGCATCAGGTATTGTCTGTTCTAAAAATCGTTCCCATTTTTCATCTCTCGCTTCAGAATTATATATAACAGGAGTTATTTTTGTTATCAGGTCTTTCGGATCATGCTTTTTAAGTTTTCCAGTTCTTAGGTCCAGAGTTCCATTTTGACAGTTCAATAAAAATAAATCAGTGTTAAATTGATTT